TCATTCGGTGAGCCCATGGGCGGAAAGCGTTGCCAAAATAGCACGGATCGCGTCCCGCGCTTCGACGTCGATCGCCGCTCCGCCGGCCGGCTCGGCGATGGCAGGCTGGCGCGCGCCGACCACCTGTTCGCCATCCACCATCACGCGCTTGGCTGTGATTTCTCCCGCCCACCATTGCCCGCCGTCGAAGCGCGCGAACACGTCCTCGGCAGCCGACCACACCAGCATTCCCGCCGTGGGCGTCACGAAGCGCCAGCCGTCTCCGGTCCAGCCCGCCAGCGCCCGGTCCTGCCCCGCCCATGCGCCGCTCGCGCCCTCGCCGACGATCCAGCATTGCCCGGGCCGCGGGTCGGCCGGCGGCGACGTGTCACCGCGCGTCTCGGCGACGGCCGCCAGCGCGATGTCGATCCGCGCCAGCGCCTCGTTGTGAAACAGCTCCTTCTCGGCCTGCCCCGCCGCGAGCAGCGGCAGCGCCAGGCGCGCGGTGGTATCGGTCATGTCGATCTCCTCAAGGCAGGATGATGGATGCCCCCGGTAGCGAGGGTCCGGCCGCGCCGATCTGGGCGACGGTGGCGCTCGCCGGTCCCGTTCCGCTCAGGCCGGCGAGCGAATCGCCGGGGATGGTGAGCGTCGGCGCGGCGGCGGAAAGGATGAGCGGCGCGCCGCCGTCGCGCGCGATGCTCCCCCGATACAGCTCGCTCTCCTCGCCCAGCGGCGCGTCGATCCCGTCGAGCCAGGCCCAGCCCGCCCGGCTTCGCCGCGTCCAGGCGAGCGTCACGTCGCCGTTCGCCAGCCGCGTCGCACGGAGCGCGATCGGCGCGGGCGGCCGCAGCGCGCGCGCCTCGAACAGCGTCGCGGCCGGCGCCGGCGTCTCGTCGCCGATTCCGCTCGCCGCCACCATTACCCGCGCGCCGATCGCGCTCGCGGGCAGCGTCCAGCCCGCCAGCGTCGCCGGGTCGAGCAGCACGAATCGCTCGCTTGGCCCATGGCCGCCGATCGCCCATTCGGTGCCGCGCCGCCCGCGCAGCAGACGGCGCAGCCGCCAGCGGCCCGGCGCGGTCGGTGCGGCCGACCCGAACTGGACGATTTCGTCCCCGATCAGCGCCAGATTGGCCGTGGCCGAGACGCCCAGCGCCGCCTCGTCCGCCAACGCCATGCTCTCGTTCAGCAGCTCCACCTCGACGCTGGAGGCTTCGTCGACCAGCCACGGATCGGCCGACGGCAGCACCGTCGCCGCCGTTCCCATCACCGCCGCCGGCGCGGTCGTCCCGATCGGCCGCCAGCTCGCGCCGCCGTCGAGGCTGCCGAGCAGGCTCGCCCGCCGCCACCCCGCCGACGCCCCCGCCGCCGCGATCAGCAGGACGGGCGCGCTCGCCGGTTCGTCGCCCAGGCCCGGCAGGTCGAGCAGCGCCAGCGTGGTCGGCCCCTGCGGCCGGTCGGGCTCGGATACGCCGCGCCCCGGATCGGCGGCGGCGGCACCGGGGGCGGCGGGCGGCAGCCGCACCGCATCGAGCGTCGCCGTCATCCCCTCGAAGCGCCGCCGCGTCACCCGCCATGTTCCGCCCTCGCCCGGCAGGCTGACCAGCGCGCCCGCGCCGATGCCGAGCCGCCGCCAGGGCAGGTTCAGGCTCGCGCCCGCGCGGCCCGCCCATTCGCGCGCCAGCCGCGCCTCGGCGATCGCCTTGGCCGAGGACGCCGCCACTGCGGCGGGGAGCTGGATCGCCCCGGCCCGCCGCGCGCTCGCCTCCCGCCGCGCGGTCTGGAGTCCCTGCTGATAATCGAGCGCCGGATCATAATAAGCGATCGCGATCGCTTCGTTGAGCGTGCCCGCCGCCTGCCGGTCGATCGTCAGCCGCGCCGCCTTGCCCTCGCCCGCCGCGCCCAGCTCGGCCGCGTCGATCGCGATCGGCGGCGCGGCCTTGTCGACCAGCGCCAGCCTCTCGCCCGTATCGGCGAAGGCGATCGGCAGCGCCTGCCCCAGCCCCTCGATCGCGCCCCGCACGCTGTCCCCGCCCGCCGCGTAGCCGATCAGCGCGGGCCCGCCCTCGCCCGCGATCGCGCCTTCGGAAAGCTCGGCGGCGATCGCGCCGATCGTCACCGGCCCGGGATCCGCCGTCACCTCGAAGCTCAAGGAAGGGATGCGGTTGCCGAAGTCTCCGAGCTGCAGATCCTCGAACACGGCGTAGGCGAGGCCCCGGTGCGCCGGCGTGGCGCCGATCCCTTCGGCGGACGCGATCAGCGGATCGGGCCGTTGCGCCTCGTCGCCCGTATAGAGCCGGAACGCGCCAAGCTCGCTCTTCCAGTCGCCGCCCGCGCCGCGCAGCAGGTTGCCGTCCGCCCAGATGCGCCCCACGCTCCGGATCGCGCGGCCCGAAAGCGCCACCGCGAAGGAAGCGGAGTAGCTGTAGCTGGTCGTCTTCGGCCGCCCCTTGCCGCCCGAATGGTGGATATCCTCCTTGAGATCGGTCGCCCAGATCACGGTTCCGGCCAGCCGCATCGTCCCGAACAGGCGCGGCAGCTCGCTGCCGTAGCGGCTCTGCTGGACGGCGAGGCTGCCGAGCCGTGCGCCTTTGGCCGCGCGCGGCGTGAACAGCGCATGATCGACCTGATTGCCGATCACCGCCCCGATCGCGCCCCCGATCGGGCCGCCCACCAGCGTCCCCACCGCCCCCAGCACCAAGGTCGCCATGCGTATCTCCAGACAAAAAAGGCCCCCTTCAGGGGAGAGGGTTGGGAGAGGAAGAGTCAGAAGCTCGCCACGCCGCCGCCAGCGGCCACCGGGGTTCCCCCGGCGTCTCCACCACCCGCCGCAGCCCCGCGTCGGCGTGGACGAAGCCCCGCTCGGTTCGGATCGCCAGGTGAAGCTGGAAAGGCCCGCTCACGAGCAGCAGCAGATCGCCGGGTCGCCGCCCGTCGCCGCGCGCCAACCCCAGCGCGTCGATCCGCGCCGCGACCGCTTCGGGATCGCCCCCGCGCAGCGCATAGCCGCTCGGAACCGCCCCCTTCAGCCGCCCGGCATAGGCGAGCGCCGCCAGCCCCACGCAATCGAGCCCCGTCCCCGGCGCCCGCCCATGCAACCGGAACCGCGCCCCGACGCAGACGCGCGCGGCGGCGATGATGGCTTCCGCCTCCTCCCGTTCGCCCCGAGCGCAGTCGAGGGGCCAGGCCGATCGCAGACGATGCTTCTCAGCCGCGCTCGAAGCGGCGCCTCGACTTCGCTCGGCACGAACGGAGAAGAGCGGAGCCGTATCCCCCTCATCCCGTCCCATAGCGCGTCAGCAGATCTTTGCCCGGCAGCCAGGGCTCCCCCCGGAAGTTCACGGCATTGCCGAACCGTTCCCGGCACGTCGCGAAGCGTCGATCGCAGCCCTCCGTCAGCTCCACCAGCTCGCCGCCCGCGAACGCCGCCGGCGGTGGATCGCGCAGAACGATGCCCGTCCCCGTCGAGGAGAGGATCGGCAGCGCCAGCCCCGCGTTGGCCCCCTCCACCGCGCGCAGCCGCCCATAGGCGTAGGCGTCGGCCGAAGGCTCGGCCGCATCCAGCGTCAGCGCCGTCCCCTCCGCCGTCGTCACCCGCGCGAAGCGGGTCCGCGCCGCCAGGTCCACCCGGCAGCGCCGATCGCCCAGGCTCGCCCGGCAATCGGGCGAGGTCTGCTCCACCACCGGCCGCTCCAGCAGCGCGGTCGGCCCGCGCAGCTCGGCGGTGAACGCGCCGTCCCGGATCGACACGTCGCCGATCTCGCCCCGCGCGATCGTCAGCGTCGGCGCGGCGGGATCGCTCCAGTCCGCCGCGAACAGGATCAGCGCCGCCCCGTCCCAGCGTCCGGCGGCCATGTCCTCCGCCGTGATCGCATCGCTTGTCAGCGCGCCTTCGATGTCGAGCGTATCCACCTCGAACCCGTCCGACTGGCTCACCGCCGAAGGCAGCATCCCCGGGCTCGCCCGATAGACCACGCCCCCGATGACGAGATCGCGGTCATGCGTCGTGAAGCCGATCGTCACCCCGTCCGCCCGATCCAGCCGCCAGCACAAGGCGAGCGTGGTCAGCTCCGGCTCCAGCCAATCCGGCGCGGTCATGTCACATTACTCCAGAGCCATTGCGAGTGGCGCATAAGCCCCTCCCCTTCAGGGGAGGGGTTGGGGTGGGGCCTGTCCGTATCGTGAGCCCCCACCCCCCTGCCCCTCCCCTGAAGGGGAAGGGTGATCTTCTGCTAATTCGTCCCAGGCGCCTCCCGCACCTCCACCAGCGGCACGCTGGGCGCCGTCCCGGCGCGGAACGCCTCCAGGCTCACCTCCAGCGCATCCTCGGCGAAGCGGACGGGCACGTCGAACAGGAAGCCCGCCGTCACCGCCGCGCCCGCGGCCGGGGGAGCGTCGAACGCCACCACGCCGCCCGCCATCAGCGTCCAGCCTTCGGTCATCTCCACACCCGCCACCGCCACCCGCACGCTGCCCGTCGCCGGCCGGGTGATCGCGCGCACCTGCGCGTCGGCCCCTTCGCCGTAGCGCTTGACGAGCGCGAAGCTCGTCCGCACCCCGTCCCCCTCGCCCAGCCTCTGGTCGAGCGGCGTCGGCGTCTCCCCGCCCGAGCTCCAGTCGAGTGGATCGCGAAAGCGGAAGGCCCGCGCCGCGCCGCGCCGCGCGCGGAAGAAGGCGATCAGCTCGGCGATGTCCGCCTCCGATCGCACCCCCGGCCCGGCGTCGTAGCGCATCCGCGCGTTCGCCCAGTCGGCGTTGCGCTGCTCCGCGCCCGATGCGGTCGTCACGATCGCGGTGGAGAAGCCGGGCGTCACGCTCGCCCGCGCGCCCACCCCCAGCGGAAAGCTCACATCGTCGAACGCCTGCACCGGCCCTTCTCCCAGATCGAAATGCGTGAAGCCGTCGCGCGCCGCCTGCGGCATCGCCCAGATGAACAGGCGTGGCACGCCCCGCGCCCGCGCCGCTTCCGCCGCCGCGTCGATGCGCGGCCACAGGGTCGCCGCGTCCGCGCCGTCCGGCACGAAGCCCGCGAAATAATCCTGCTCCGCCGCCGGATAGCCGAGCCGCGCCTCGGCCTGCGCCACGCCGCGCGCGGTCGCGCCCAGGTCGCCCGCCTGCACCCAGTCATAATCCTCGAGCTGGAGCCGATCGAAAGCCGGTCTTGCCCAGCCGACGGGCATGTTGGCGCGCCGCAATTCCGGCATCGAAGGATCGAGCACGGTCGGCAGATAGACGAGCAGCGAAAGCTCCGCGTCCGCCGCGATCCCCTTCACCTTCGCCGCGATCGTCGCCGTCGATTGCGCCAGCAGCGCCCCGGCCGCGTCGAGCGCCGCCGTCTGCCCGGCATCGAGCGGACCCTTCACGCTCGTCACCCTGTCCACGTCCGGCAGCGCGACTTTCGCGGCGGCGTCGTGCAGGCAGATCGTCCCGTCCGCGCGCACCCACCACCAGGGCTCGCCGATCTGCAGGCGCACCGGCCCCGCCTCCGCCGCCAGATAGGTGAAGGCCGCCGCGATCGTCTTCAGATACGCCATCGCCCCCGCGCTCGCCGGCGAAAGCAGGGTCGATGGCGGATCCCAGCCGGTCAGCGCGGGGGCTCCGTCCGGCCCGCGCTGCTTCCAGTCCTCCCACACATGCTGGTCGAGCAGCTCGTAGGACAGGGACAGGATCGGCTTCAGCCCCATCGCCGCCGCGCGCTTCAGGAAATCGCGATGCCACGCCGCCGCCGCGACGTTCAGCTCGCCGCCCGCCAGGCTGACGAGATGCGCCCCCGCGCCCGCATTCCATTCGAGCCGGAAATAATGGCTCATGCCGACATAATGGTTGATCGCGCCGCGGTAGCCGAGGTGGATGGCCTGCCGGATCAGCCGCGCGGGCATCTGGTTATAGGCGTCGTCATAGCCGGTCGCGATCGAAAGCCCGTGCGGCGGAACCATGCCGTCGCCGATCGCCAGCGTCGATCCCGGCCCGTCGCAGGCGATGTCGCTCAGCTCCGCCCAGCCTTCGGCGGGCGCGGCGAGCACGCCCGCCGCCTTGGTGTAGCCCGGCGGCACCAGGCTGATGAACAGCCGGTCGATATCCCCCGCCCATACCGGATCGGCGTCGTCGGGCAGGCGGAAGCCGCCGGCCAACGCATCGAAATCGAGGCTGATCGCCGCGTCCTCCGGCGCGCCGGAGGCATAGTTCCACAGCCGCACATACCAGCTTCTCGGCCGGCCCGCAGCGTCGCGCCCCTCGATCGTCAAGGTCGGGCCGTTGATCGCGTCGAGCGGCGTCAGCCCCGCCGAGCGCCAGCGGAAGACCAGCGTCAGCCCCCGAAAATCCCGCGCCGTCTCGTAGCGCAGCAACGGATGGTCGAGCCTGTCCTCCGCCTCCCAGATCAGCCCGGCGAGATCGTCGGTCCGGTAGAACACCGCATCCACCCGCAACGCCTTCGGCCCGGTGGTCGTCACCGCCGCCATCATCGGGCGAGGGAAGTTGACCGTCCAGAAGCGCGGATCGAACCGCTTAATCCACCCGCCCGCGCGCCCCCGCGCCCGATCGGCATCCGCCTCCCCGGCCAGCCACCAGCCCATGCCTTTGCCCCTCAACTGGATCAAAGCCCCTCCCCTTCAGGGGAGGGGTGACAAGAACTACCGCTCCGCCCGCGCCAGCGCCGCCGCCACCGCGCGCGCCACCTGCCGGCCGGATTGCGCCAGCGCCCTGGGTTCCGCGCCCGTCGGCGCGTTGATGTGGATCGCCACCTTCACCTCGCGCGGCGCGGAGGGCGGCGCGGCCGCCGCGATGCGCCCGGCCGAGGTCGGCACGAACAATTCCGGCCCGCGCTCGCCCACCACATAGGCCGCGCCGGGCGAAACCGGCCCGCCGGTCGCTCGCCCCGGCAGGCCGAGCAGCGATCCGATCAGGCTCGCCCCGATCGACACCAGCCCCGAGCCCGAGCCTTCGCCCGCCAGCGATCCGAGCCCCGTCTTCACCGCCCGCGCCGCGATGCGGGAGAGCGCCGCCAGCGCCGTCTTCTCCAGATCGTCGAAGCCGAGCTTGCCGCTGCGGATCGCGCGCGCCAGGCCGGTTTCGATCAGGCTCCCCGCCCTGCTCGCGCCTTCGCCCAGCGATCCCTGCAACGCGTCCCGCATCGCCGCCGCATCGGCCGCGAACGCCTGCGTATCGGCGCGCACGCCGATCATCAGCGTCTCGATATCCTCATCCATCGGGAAACTGCTCCTTCAGCGCCGCGATCGTCGCGGCGTCGGGCGGCGGCGCGGCCGGAGCGACAAGCGCCGTCAGCGCCCCCTCCACCTCGTCCGGCGTCGCCCCCCAGAACTCATGGGGCCGCCACCCGAGCACCACGGCGGCGATCCCCGCGAGCCGCTTGGCGCGAGGGGTAAATCTCTCCCCCTCCCCTTCAGGGGAGGGGGCCGGGGGGTGGGGCCTGTCGGCTGAGGACATGCCTCTATTCACATGCCCCACCCCAACCCCTCCCCTGAAGGGGAGGGGCTTTTCCCCGCTCACCTCATTTCCCCTTCAGGATCTGCCCGAACAGCCTGCGCACCAGCGGCGTCAGCGCGGCGATGCCCGCTTCTGCGATCAGCTCGCCCAGCCTCTCCTTGGTGAGCTCGTCGGGCCTGTCGACGATGCAGTGCCACACCAGCGCCACCGTGTCGGCGAGCGTCAGCTTGCCCTCGGCCGCCTTCTCGACCAGCGCGAACAGCGGCCCGACATCCTGCTCGGCCGCCACCAACGCCTGGAAGCTCGGCCGCACCGTCATGCTCTTGCCGCCGACGTCGAGCGCGCTTTCCCCGCGCGCGGGGTTCGCCGCCGCGCTCACGAGGCCGTCACCGGGCCGGAGGATTCGAGCGCGATCGTGTAGGTCCGCTCGCCGTTGAAATCGCCGCTGTAATCCAGCCTTGTGAGCAGGAACTTGCCCATCATCGTCTCCCCGCTTTCGAAACTGAGCTGATAATCGTCGATCAGCGCGCCGAGCGCGTTGGCCTTGAGCCGCGCCTCCGCCGCCGATCCGGTGAACACGCCGCTCCCCGCCACCGAGACGCTGCGCGTGCCCGCGGCGGACAAAAGCTCGCGCCATCCACCCGAATCCTTGGCGGTGATCTCCACCGCCTGCGCCCCGATCGTCATCTGGGTGGTCCGCATTCCCGCCACCGTGGCGAAGACCGGCGGCGCACCGCCGTCCCCCACCTTGAGCAGAAACGCCCGCCCGCTCTCCGCCGGCATGGTTCTTCTCCTTGGTTGTTGATTCCCGAAAAGCTCCCTCTCCCCGACGGGGAGAGGGTCGGGGTGAGGGGGGAGCGAGCGCGTAGCGCGAGCGTCCCCGCTATCAGTGGTGGCCACCCTCACCCAACCCTCTCCCTCGAGGGAGAGGGCTATTGCTCCATCGTCCGCACCCGGTAATCGAGCCGCCCGGCCCAGGGCCCGTCGGCGTCGCGCACCAGCCGGGCGCGGAGGAAGACGAGGCTGGCGATGCGCCGGCCGGGCAGGTCGCGCGGCATCGCCTCGATCGCCTCCTCGGCATCCGCCATCAGCCGGTGCAGCCGCGCCGGATCGCTTCCGTCGCCCCAGATCGCGATCGACAGCCGATGCTCGCGCCCGCGCGCCGTCTTGCAGCTCCAGTCGCTGGTCGCGCCGTCCGCGATCTCGACATAGGGGCTGGCCGCATCCGGCGGCGGCCCGTCGTAAATGCCGCTCACCGCGTTCGCGACCTCAGGCGCGGCCCGGAGCGCCGCCAGCAACGCCTGTTGCAAAGTGATCGCCGCCTCGCTCATCGCCCCGCCCTCACGATTCCGACGAAATCCCGCAGCCGCGCGTCGGTTTGCGCGCGGAAACGCAGCGCCCGCCCGCTGATCGCAAAGCCGCCCTCGCGCGCCGCCAGCTCCACGTCCCTCGGCAGCTCCGCCGCGATGGCCCCCGCCGCCCGCGCCGCCGCGTCCGCCAGCCCCCGCGTCAGCGCGGGGACGAGCGGCCCCGTCCACTCTCCGCTCATCGCACTTCCTCCAGGGTCAGGCTGATCCGATCGGGCGTCGCCGGATCGGCGGGCGCCTCGCGCACCGCGAACATCGCGCCCCGCCAGCGCAGCCGGTCGCCAACAGCCACCGCCGCGCCCGCGCGCAGCACCGCCCGCCAGCGCGCCGCCGCCGAGGACCGGTCGCCCGCGCCCCACGGCCCGTCCCGCATGGGCGCGATCGCCGCCCAGACGGTCGCCCTCTCCTCCCAGGGCCCGCTCGCGCCGCCGAGATCATCGCGATCGCCTGCCCGTTTCAGGATGGTCACGCGCTGATCGAGCGCGCCTGCCAGCTCGCCGCTCATGACAGGCGCATCCGCCGCCACGGCCGCCACAGCGCCATCACCGCCGCCGGCGGCCCCGCATCGACAGAAGCATCCCGATGCGCGAAGCCGTGCGCGATCCACCGCACGATGCCCTGCCGCAGCGCCTCGGGCAGCGAGGCCCAGTCCGCCGCCAGCCCGGCGGTGTAGCCGACCAGCAGCCGGCTCTGCGCCACCGGCGCGGTCAGCCGTACCCAGCCGTCGCCGCCCGCGTCGATGTCGATCGCATAAGCCTCGATCGGCAGCGCCGTCTCCGCCCCCGCCGCGTCGAGCGCGGACACACCCGCGATCGCGCGCACCGGGGTATCGGGCAGCCGCTGCCAGCGCCGGGGCTCGGCGGGCAGCACCGCGCTCCGCTCGCCCGCGAACAGCGCGAGGCCCGTGAACCGCTCGCAAATCCCCGCGCCCGCGCCGATCAATGTGCCGAGCAGCGCATCCTCCTCCGCGCCGTCCAGCCGCAGATACGCCTTCGCCTCGGCCAAGGCGCCGTCGAGAGGGTCCATCGGTTTCTCCTGAAAACAAAGAAGTCCCTCCCCTTCAGGGGAGGGGTTGGGGTGGGGCTTGTGATCTGGGCGACAGCCTCGACAGGCAGGCCCCACCCCCCAACCCCCTCCCCTGAAGGGGAGGGGGAGCGCCTCAGCTCACCCCGAACTTCAGCAGCTTGATCGCTTCCGAGTTCGCCACCATGCCGCCCACGCGCCGCGTCGCGTAGAAGTGGACGAAGGGCTTGGCGGTGAAGGGATCGCGCAGCACGCCCGTCTCGGCCCGCTCCGCGATCAGGTATCCCGCCTTGAAATTGCCGAAGGCGATCGCGGTCGCGCCGCTGGCGATGTCGGGCATGTCCTCGGCCTCCACCACCGGATAGCCGAGCAAAGTCCCCGGCTGGCCGCTCGCCAGCCCCGGCGACCACAGGAAGGCTCCTTCCGCCGTCTTCATCTTGCGGACGGCGGCGAGCGTCGACGAGTTCATCACGAACACCGCGCCCTGCCGGTAGGGCGAGCGCAGCGCGTGGACGAGATCGATCAGCGCGTCCTCGGGCTCGGAGGCCGGGAAGGCCCCGTCCGCGCCGGTGGCGAGATACTGGATCGTCCCGAACGGCCGCGCCTCGTCCCCCGCCGAACTCTGCGGCGCGGCGAGGAAGCCCCTGGGCTTGTTCACCCCGTCGCCGGAAACGAACGCCGCCCCTTCCGCCCGCGCGAACTCGCCGGCGATCTCCTGCGCCAGCCAGCTTTCAAGGTCGAACGCCGCGTCGTCGAGCATCGCCTGGCTCGCCGCCGGATTGGCGTAGAGCTCGCCCATCGGCGGCGCGATCTCGGCGAACACGGGCGTGGCCGTCTCGGGCCGCGCCGCCGTCTCCGCCGCCCAGCCCGAGGCGACGCCGCCGGTCGCCACCAGCTTGCGGTAGCCGGACGAGCCGACCCGCACCACGCTCGCGATCGAACGGATCGGCGAAATGGCCTCGAGCACCGAGGCGATCGCCGCGTCGATCTCGGTCGGCACGGCATAGCCGCCCTCCGGCCCGCTCGAACCCTCGATCGCCTTCACCTCGATCGCGGCCGCGTTGCCGCGCCGCAGATAATGATCGACGAACGCCTTGGCCGCAGCGCTCCGCCCGTCCGCCTTGGCCCCCGCCAGCGCCGGCCGCGCGGCGGCCAGCGCCGCCCCGTCGAGCTTGGCCTTGAGCTCGGCCATGCCCGCGCGCAGCTCGGCCACCTCCTCCGCCCCCGCGAAGCTCGCCTGCAAGGGATCGAGCTGGGGGTCCGCCTTGGTCTCGTAACTATCGGTCATCCGTCTTTCTCCTCCTGAATCATTGCAAATCCCCCGTTCGGGACGAACGGATCTTGGACTGCCGAAAACCTTACCCCTCGATCGCATGCACCCGCGCGGCGGGCTGCATCGGAAAGGTGACGAGCGAGACCTCGATCAGATCGAGATCGGTCAGCTCGCGCCCGCCCGCGACCTGTCGCTTGGCCCGCACCCGGTATCCGAAGCTCAGCCCCCCCACCGCGCCGTCGCGCAGCAGCGCCGCCGCCTCGTCACCCGCGCCCGGCGTCAGCCGCCCGATCACGCGCAGGCCGCGCGCGTCCTCGGCGATCTGCTCGATCCGCCCGATCGGCCGGTCCTGCCGGTGCTGCCACAAGAGCGGCGCCGCCCCCTTCTCCCGCACCGCCCGCGCGAACGCCCCCTTGCGGATCACGTCCCCGCCGTTGTCCCGCCGATCGAACAGCGCCGCGTAACC